ACGCCGGACCGCCCGCGGCGTGAGCGTCTCGGCCACGGTCCGCGATGCCGCCCCGTGGATGGGTCAATGCCGGATCGGGGTGGCCGACCTCGACGTGAGCGAGGCCCGCCTGCACGGGCTCAAAGTCCTCGAATGGGAAGGGCTCGGCGTTCACGAGAAGAACTGGATGCCGCTGCACGGCCGGGATGGCTGGCTCTATGCCGCGAACCACGGCGGGCAGACGGTCACCGTGACGGCCGACGACGACATGCCGGGCGTGTACGAGGTGGCCGGGCGGGGCGCGGCCCCGCACCTGGCGGCAGGCTTCAGGGGCGGCGGGCAGCTCGTGCCGGTGCGTGACGGCTGGCTCGCCGTCGTGCACGAGGTGGCCTACATGGACGATGGACGGCGTGCATACGAACACCGATTCGTGTGGTTCGACGCGTCGTTCACGCTCCGCCGGTGGTCGCCGCTGTTCTCGTTTCTCAGGACGAAGTCGATCGAGTTTGCGGCCGGGCTCGCGGCGATTGACGGCCGGATCGTGGTGTCGTTCGGCGTCCACGACGCCGAAGCGTGGACGGCGACGCTCGCCGAGGAGGACGTGTGCGAACTTCTCGCGCCTGTCTCGTGACGGGCTACATCCAACTCGATCTGCCGAACCGCTCCCACGACGAGTACCGGCACCTCGGCGAACGGCTCGTCGGGGCGGCCACCGACGCCGGGCACGAAGTTCGGCAGTACGGCGGCAGCGTCGATTCCTGCTGGCATTGGCATCTGTCCGTCGGTGCCGAGCTGCCGATCGGCAACCCGTGCAAGGACACGCGAGCGTTTCACGCCGTGCAGCATCAAAAAACGGCGTGGGTGGTTGAGGCGGCGAACGAGACGAACGCCGACATCATGGTGTGGATGGACTACGGCCTGCTTCACGTGCCGGGAATCACGGCCGACATGATCCCGGCGTTCCTCGAGCGGGCCGCGGCGTCGGCACCGCGGGACCGGGTCGGCATGGCGTCGATCTGGGGACCGCCGCGGCACATCCCCGATTGGCGACACGTCGGGTGGTGGTGTGCTGGCGGCGTGTTCACGGTGCCGCGGTCGATGGCTTTTTGTTGGCATGACGCGATCGTCGACCGGGCAACGGCGTTGCGGGCCGAGGGTGCGGTCACGTGGGAAGTCAACACGTGGGCGACCGCCTGGGCGAGATGGAACCACGTCGTCCGGCCGTGGCTCTGTGACCACAACGAGACGATTCTGGAGGCGGGGCCGTGACGGACTACGTCGTCGTCATCCCGACGCGCAACCGCTACCGGCTGTGCCTCCGGGCCGTCCGGTCGGCGCTGACGCAGACCGTGCCGCCGGTCGAGGTGTTCGTGGTCGACGACGCCAGCGACGATCCCCGGTATCAATGGCTCGAAGAGGTGGTCGGCAGCCCGCGGCTGACGGTCCTTCGCCGGCCGGTGTCGAGCCGGGAGGAGAGCGGGGCCGGGTTCGCGGTCGGAACCGTGCGAAACGAGGCGATCCGGCACGTGCTGCGGATCGGTTTCCGAGGGTGGGTGGGCTTTCTCGACGACGACGACGAATGGCTGCCGACGAAGGCGGCCGTCCAATTTGCCGCCGTGAACGGGAACGGCAAGTACGGGCTCGTGTGTGCCAACGCCTACAACCGCGCCCCCGACGGTGTCGTGAGCGGCTACCACCACGAGACGCACGGCAGCCCGATCGCAGACGGCGTCCGTGATGTGACGGCAATCTGCCGGTGCCGGGTGTTCAACCCGGTCATCAACTCGACGGCCGTGATCCACACGGCGATCGTCGAGCGGCTCGGCGATCAGCAGCCGGTCGGGTTCGGCGAGGACTTTGACTACTGGCATCGGGCGAGCCGGCTCACAAACGTCATGCGAGTCGAGGAGCCGCTCGCGTGGTACACGATCGGCAATCTCAAGGAGTACGAGCTGTGAAGATCGGGATCTACGCTCTCGCCAAGAACGAGTCGAAGCACGCCGAAGCGTGGGCGGCGGCGGTGGCCGATGCCGACGTTCGCGTCGTGACGGACACGGGATCGACGGACGGCACGGTCGAGCAGCTCGAGGCCGCCGGCGTGACGGTCGCCCGGTCGTACGTGATCCCGTGGCGGTGGGATGTCGCGTGGACGCAGGCTTTGTGCAATCTGCCGCCGGATCTCGACGTGGCGTTTCGAGTCGACCTCGACGAGCGGCCCCAGCCGGGGTGGCGGGCGGCGATCGAGGCGGCGTGGGACGGCACCACGAACAACCTCCTCTACGACTACTGGTGGTCGATCGACGATCAAGGGCAGCCGCTGCTCCGGTTCTTCTGCGACCGCGTCCACGCTCGCTCGGGGTTCGTGTGGCGGCAGGCGACGCACGAGGGGCTCGTCTGTTGGTCGGGCGAGAAGATCCAAAAGAAGGTGGACGGCCTGGTGGTCGAGCATCACCGGGACCGGGGCAAGGCGCACAAGACGGACCTCGAGCTACTCCGGGTGGCGGTCCGCGAATCGCCGGCCGACGCTCGGGCCCGGTGGTACTACGCTCGTGAGCTTGATTACGCCGGGATTCCGACGGCGGCGGGCGAGTTCGCTGGCTACCTCAAGATGCCCGGCGGATCGCCCCACGAGCGGTCGTACGCTCTCCGCCGTCTGGCCTCGATCACCGGCGACATGCGGCACCTCGAAGCCGCGGCGAAGGAATCGCCGCACGAGCCGGACCCGTGGGAGCGGCTGGCGCTCGCCCACCATCACCGGGACGATTGGCAGCGGTCTCTTGAGTTCGCGGAGAAGGCGATCGCGGCACCGATCAGCACCCACGCCACCGATCCGCTCTCGAAGGCGAGGGCCGCCGAGCTGGCGTCGATCGCCCTCTGGCACCTCGACCGGCGGGCGGACGCCCTGACGCACGCACGGGCCGCAGCGGCACAATTGCATTGGGACGAGCGTGTTGTGGCGAACGCGGCAGCGATGGAGGCGAGTCTATGAGCGTGCAGGGTGACATCGCGGCGGCGCTCGTGACCTCGCTCCAGGCGGTGACGTGGACGGCGACGGCCGACGCCGTGACGGTGGAGTCGAAGAACTTCCCGCAGTACGACACCGAAGACCTCGTCAATCCGTTGATCTGCATCACCGACGGGTCGATCGAGTCGGAGCGGATCGCCAGGTCGTCGCACATGCGGGACTACGCCGTCGAGGTGTTTCTCGCCCGGCACACCCCGGAGGAGGCCGACTGCGACGTGATGCAGGATCTTCTCGAGGAGCTGCTCGGCTACCTCGAAGACCACTCGTGGGGTGCGGTGACATGGCCGACCGGCGTGACTTCGCCGCAGACGATCGTCGTCGAGAAGAACCCCGGCGAGGCTCTTGCCGAGCGGAACGTGTGGCGGGCCGGGATCGTGGTCACGTACCGCGTGCCGAGGAGTCACTGATGGGATGGAAAGCCGACTTTCGCACGGGGACGGTCACGGGGGACGGGCTGCTACGCCCGAAGGTCTCCGTCACGGTCACGGAGGGCGGCGGCACGTCGGGGGCCGGGAAGCCGCCGAGCAAGTTTAGATGGCAGCACGTGCAGAATCGGGTGGCGGTCGGCCGGCAACGGGCTCTCAAGATCGCCGGGGCCGAGGTGCGGCGGGCGACGCAACGCGCCATGTCGAACCGGAAGCCGCTCAAGGAAAAGCTCGTCGACCTTGGCGTCGTGAACGGCGAGCGGCTGATCGCCAAGCGGCGGCAGATCGCCATCCCCGACCGGGTGACGAGTTGGAAGACCTCCCGGTTCCCGAAGGGCTTTCTCCGGTCAGACATCCAATACGACTACGACGCCTCGACGGACAGCGTCGTCGTCGGTCCTACCCGGCTCCCGAAGCTCAACAAGCTCCACGAGGTGGGCGGCCAGGTGCGGCTGTGGTTCGTCCGCACCCGTGCCCCGTCGTCGGTGCCGCGGCGTTTGTCGGGCGGGGCGGTGTTTGGCATTACCTCGAACACGCCCGGCGGCACCGATCCGGTCGAGCTTGGCTCCCGCCGGGTTAAGGCTCGCCGGTACATGCAGACCGGGCTCGACGACGCCACGCCCAAGATCGCCGAGTCGTTTCGCGACACGATCTCCGGTCCGTGACGCCACACCCCCTCCGGGCTTGCCGCCTCACCGCCGACGATAGAGCCACACCCCACGCGGAGGCTCTCGCATGGCCGGCGAAACGATCGTGCTCGGGAAGAACGTCACCTACACGGGCATCAGCAATGTGAGCGAAGGGTCGATCACGACCACGTTCACCGAGATCGACAAGACGAAGGCCGGCGACACCGAGCGGACGATTCTCCGCGGGTGGGCCGAGCAGACGCTCGAGGTGACGTGCATTGACTCGCCCGGCGTCAATGAGGGCAGCGTCGTGACCGTCAGTGCGTCCGGCGCGAACGGCCACAACCTCTCCTCGATCAAGTTCCTCGTGACGAGCGTCTCCACGAGCGAACCGCTCGACGACAAGATCACGTACAGCGTCTCCTGCACCCGTGGCGTCCAGTAAGGAGCAACCGACATGGCAGTGACTCTCGGCCGCGATGGCGGCACGCCCACCGGAGCCAACGGCGCAACCGGCGTGATCTCGGTCACGTGGAACCGGGAGGCGACGGCGATCGACGTGTCCCACCGCGGGCTCGTCAACGCCAGCGGCATTTCGTACAAGGCAGCCACGGGCGGATTCATCACCCGCACCGCCGAGATCGAGTGCCTCGACGCCACCGCCGTGATGACGAGCCTCGCGTCGGCCGGCACGGGCTACATCGTGACGAACGTCTCCGAGAATCGGCCGCTCGACGGGCCGGTGACGTTCACGCTCACCGCCAAGAAGACCTCCTGACATGCGGAGGCACGGATGGCGATCTCCCTCGGGCGTGATGCCGGTCTGACGTGGGACGGCGTGGCCGTGCCTGGCGTCCGTGATGTCACCGTGAGCTATGCCGCGGTCACCCGTGAGTTCCAGCCGTTCGGCTCGCGGACGATCGTGTCGTACCACACGGGGTACAGCGTCTCGCTGACCGTCGAAACAATCGACGACGCCGCGGCATCGACCGCCGTCGCGGCGAGCCTTGCCGGCACGGAGATCGCAGTCGTGGCCGGCGGGCACACGTTTACGGCGGTCGTGACGAGCGTCTCGGATGCGCAACCGCTCGACGACGTGCGGGCGTTTGCCATTCAGATGCAGAAGACATCCGCAGGGCTCCGATCATGAGAGAGTTTCGGGACGACCAGGGCCGCCCGTGGCACGTGTCGCTGACCGTGTCGTCGGCGGCGAGAGTCAAGGATCTTGTCCGCGTCGTGCCGCCGCCGAAGTCGGCAGACGAGCCGGCCCCGACCGATCCGGTGCCGTTTGACCTGATCGACGCCGGCGACATCGCTCGCACGTTTCAGATTCTGCGGTCGAACTTCTCCGCCCTCGGCGAGACGCTCTACGCCTTGCTTCTGCCGGCGATCGAGAAGGCCGGGCTCACGAAGGACGAGTTCCTAAACGGCCTCCGCGGCGAGTCGCTCGAGCACGGAGGGGTAGCGGTCGAGGAGGAGCTGATCGGTTTTTTCCCCCCTCGCCTTCGCGGCGTGGTGACCTCGCTCGCGGCTCGGATGACCGAGCTGGCGGAGGAGGTGACCCGGCAGGCGGAGGCGGCGCTGCGGACACCTGGGCCGTCATCTGGGAATGTGCCGGCATCCTCGGCGTCCACCCCGGAGAGTGGACCGTCCGGCAACTGATGGCGGCCCGTGATGCACGCCTTGAATCCGACTGGTGGCACACGGCACAGCAGATGGCGCAGTTTTTCAATGCCCACCGGGGGCAAGGGAAGCCGCCGATGGAAGCCGCGAAGTTCAACCCGTTTGCGACGACACGACCGACACCGAAGAGAGAGCCGACACAAGCCGATCTCGAAGCCTTGTTTGGACCCGCGGGAGGGTGATTTATGAGTGCGTCAGCAGTCCGCGGCGGCCAGGTGTACGTCGAGATCGGTGCGAACCCGTCGAAGCTCATGTCGGCGCTGTCGTCGATCAACACGAAGATCGCCGATGTCGGCATGACGCTGGAGACGGCCGGGCTCGGCATGGCGGCCATCGGTGCGGCGATCGCCGGGCCGATCATGGCCGTGGGCGGTGCGTTCGTCGAGCGAACCGCCGAGATGGAGAACATGAACCGGGCACTTAAGGACATCGGCAACGCTGTCGGCGAGGCGGTGGCTCCGGCGTTCGTGGGGATTGCCAACGTGGTGGCCGGTGCGGCGAAGGCGGTCGCGAACTTCGTCCGGCAGAATCAGCAGCTCTTCCGCCTGGCGGTGGCGGTCGGCGGGTATTTCACCGTGTGGGGGACGGCGACCTACGCTCTCGGGTTCGCCATGACCACGCTGTCCCGTGGGATTGCGATGTCGGTCGGGCCGATCGGGGCGTTCGTGGCGTCGATGAAGTCCGGGGCGATCGCCGTGGCGGCGTTTGCTACGAGCGGGCCGGTTCTCGCGGCCGTGTCGGTGTTCGCCGGCATCGCGGCCGGTGCCGCCTACGCCGGCGTCGATCTGCGGAAGCTCGCCGGGACGATCGGCGGAGCGTTTGCGAACCCGATCGCCAATCTCAAGGCGGTTTTCGGCGATCTGCTCGACACGGTAAATCTTACCGTCGAGGGTGTGTACCGCGCCATTGCGGCCGGTGATCTCACCGGTGCTGTGGATGTGCTGTGGGCCGGATGGGCCGCTGCATGGGCTCGCGGCGAGCAGGCGATCATGGGCTCGCTCGACCCGTGGATCGAGGCCGTGCAGAACGTGTTCTCGGACCTCGGGATCGGCATGGCGGCCATGTGGGATCAGATGTGGACCGACATGGCGACGAGCGAATGGGGCGGATACATCCTCGGCGCGATGGACAACGTGCTCAACGCCATGATGGCGTATTGGGACAACACGACGGGACTGATCCAAAAGGGATGGACCGAGATGTGGCGGCGAATCGGAAGCATCTCCGACGAGGCCGCGGCGAAGGAGTTCGCCCGCATCGACGCCGCCAACGCTGCGAACGCCGCCCAGCGGGGCCGGGAGCGGCCCGGCTTCGCCGGCCGCACCGGGCTCACCGACGAGCAAAAGGCCGCGATGCAGCAGGAGAGCCGCGACCGGCAGAACGCCATGTTCGCGGAGGCGGATCGGCTTCGGAAGGAGCGGGCACAGCGGACGGCGAGCAACGTTGTCGACCGGGCACAGGCCGTGGCCGACGCGAACAAGAATCTCCGCGATCAGGTCAACCGGTTCCCGGTGCCGCAAGCGGTCGGCATGGCCGGCGCGATCAAAACCGAGACGGCTGGCACGTTCTCGGCGTTCGGCCTCGGGCAGCTCGGCACCGGCAACATCGACAAGCAGCAGCTCGAGGAGCTGAAGCGAATCCGGACGGAGCTTGAGAAGCAGGCACGGGCGGGCGGCATCGGACCGTGAGGAGGACCGCGTGGCAATCACTTGGGTCGAGGATTCGACAAGCCGTTCATCCACGATCTACCGGCTCGGCCGGCGGGATGCGAGCACCCGCGTCCGTGTGTGGAACGTAATCGGCACGACCGACGAAGACGCTCTCCACGCCGACATCAACGCCAAGGTTTCGTCGCTCTACGCCTATTGGACCTACCCCGGTCAGCCGCAGGTGAAGCTCCGGGCCGAGAACTACGCCGTCGCTTACCAGGGTGACGACGCATGGACGGTCACCGTCTCCTACGAGAAGGTCGGAGCCGACGACCCGACGCAGACGGGGCCGCTGAAGCGTGTCCGCTCATTCGACACGACCGGCGGCACGCAGACGATCACGCAGGCCCGCGGGGGCGAGGCCGGGGAGCGGGTGTACGACTCGACCGGGTTCCTCGTCATCAACCCGCCGACGATGAAGGGCGCGGTCAACGTCGACGACCGGGGCGTCAACGGCGTTGACATAGTGGTTCCCCAGTTCACGTGGACCGAGTCCTACGACGTGCCGTCGACCTACGTGACGAACGCATACATTCGGTCCGTGCATCTGCTCACCGGCTCCGTGAACGCCGACCCGTTTCGCGGGTTCGCCAAGGGCGAAGTCCTCTTCCTCGGCATGACCGGACAGCAGGAGTGGGACGCGCAGAAGGGCGACGGGCCGTGGTCGCTGTCGTACAAGTTCGTGGCGAGCCCGAACCGCGGGCCGGATCTCGGCGGGCTGCCGGCCGAAGCGATCGGCAACATCACCGCCTACAACAAATACGGGCACGACTTTCTGTGGGTCCGCTACGCCTCCGTGGACGACGCCACGAATAACCTCGTGCTGCGGCAGCCGTTGAACGTGTACGTCAACAAGGTCTACCCGGACGGGGACTTCTCGAAGATCGGGATCGGTGTCGCATGACGAACGGCCGCGTAACGCCGGGGCCGATCAAAGGGCAGCTTTCGGCCCGTGCGCTGAACCGTGCCCAGGAGGCGGCGGAGATCGTCCTCGGGCAGCGGGACAACGGCACCGCCGGCGGGCCGTCCGTCGGCCCGGTGCCGTACACGCCGATCCTTGCCAAGAACAACACGACCGGCGCGGTTCGCCGCTGGGGCGTCCTCTCCGTCGCCGGCGTCGTCTTCACGCCGTCCGGAGCCACCGGCAACGCGACGCAGCAATTCCAGGATCAGCCGGTGCTGTCCGGTGGCCTGCCGACCGGCGGCTCGGCGTTTGTCGTGGCGGTCGAGCCGATCGCGGCCGGCAAGATCGGCCGGGTGGCGGTGGCGGGTGTGGTGCAGGCGAAAATCAACGTCGTGTCGGCGGGCGACACGTTCGCCACGGCAAAGGACGGCGACCTCACGCAGCTCACGAGCAGCTCGAGCGGCGAGGCCACGATCCTTTGGAAGGAATCCGGCACCGGGACGGGAAAGTGGGCGCTCGTTCGGTTCGGGGCCGCCGGGGCGGCTGGCATCCGTCTCGGCAAGGTCTCGGGCACTTGGACGAAGGGTGCGACGGCAAGCGTCACGCAGTGGAAGGGCGACGGCTCCCAGGCGGTTACCGGCACGAGCGGGCCGCTGACGTTCGTGGCGATCAACCGGGCGCAGACAGTCACCGGTCCGACCGGCGGCTATTGGGTTGGATGCGAGTCGATCGACGGCACGTGGCACCTTGAATGGGCGGAGTGCGTGTAATGCTGCTCGGAGGAAAAGGCGGCTGCCAGCAATGCACGTGCGTGCCGTGCGATCCATGCACGAGGACATGCACGAACCCGCACACCGGGACGGCGTTCGAGGCCGTCTACACCAGATACTTCGAGGGCGCGGAGGCGGGGAACACGTCCGACGGGTATCTGTCGGCGTCCGGCGACTCTGACACGTCCGATCCGTACGACGGGATGGACGGGACAGGCCCGTGGTTTCAGGAGGTGAGCGGGTCGTTCACGCTCGATAGCACACAGACTCGGTTTCCGTGCCGCGTGACAGTGTCGTTTTGGCGCAACAACTACGTTCTCGGAGCCGCGACCATCCCCCCGGCATCGACCGCGCTGACGTTCGAAGGCGTGTTTGTCGAGGTTAGCAGTGGTGCGGTGGTTGTTGGTGACGCTTTGATCGTTCCGGCCGACGGCGAAGTGCAGATCACGGGCGCGTCGATTCCGCTTGTGTCTGGGGGCGGTGACCAAAGCACCAACGATCCGCGGTTCTACGACGGTTCGATCTCGGTTGTTCCGCAATGCCAGTCTGCGTCATTCTCAATCCGAGCGAAAATTGAGTGGAACACACAGAAGCGGCAGCACGTTCTCTATGGGCTCGTGCGTGAGTGCTACGAGGAGGGGACGCCGTGCGCGACGTTTTGTAGCGGAAGCCCACCGCCGGACACGATCTATCTGACAATCTCAAACATTGCTCTTTCCGACGGTGCGTCCATTGCTGGCCTCGCTGGCACCTACGCCATGTCTCGTGTGCCTTGGTCGTGCAGTTGGTATGAGTACGTCAACAACACGAGTGGGGTAAATGAGTATTTCACATGCACGCCTGGGCTAATAGGCGGAGGCCCGCGAACCGGATTGAAGAGGGACGTAACTGTCGGGTCGACAGTCACGCCGATCAAAGTGTCATTTTCGTGGCTGGACGCAACAAACGGACCCATTTGCGGTTCTGGGGTAATCAAGAGCGGAACCGGCATGAGTCTTTCCGTGACGCTCGACGACACTAACTTCACCACTCCGTTCAGCGCCGACGGCGTCAATCCAATGACGGCTACATGCAACTGGGTTCTTGAAGCATGAATTGCAACCTCTCCGCCCCCGACGCCACATGCCCACGCTGCGGCTTCGTCTCGAAGTTCCGCGGGGCGATCCGGCAATGCCGTGCCCCTGCCCCGACGCACTGCGGCCCCGGCTGTCAGCTCCGCCGGACGTTCGCGTGGTTCGGCATCAAGGACGACGGCTCGTGCGGGTGTGACGCCTTCGCCGCCAAGATGGACGCCTGGGCCGATTCCTGCTGGCAGCACATGGAAGAGATCGT